TGGGCACTAATTTAACAAATATATGGTTCATTGCACACCAAAATAATGGTTATCTATTTGAACAACCTGTTATTGATGTAGATACTCCAAGTACTACATCTTCCATAACTTATACCCCATTCTTCACCAATAATTATGGAAATTCTGCCGCAGGTGCTTATTATAATCAAAGAAATCCTACTGATATGGGTTCATCAAGTTCATTCACAATATTTGAGGTAGTAGGATGACATCTAATTTTTTAATTGAAGCAATTCATTCCCTTGCTCCAAATTGTCAGTTTTCTATTTCTAATTTTGATTATAACACTTTAATTTGGTCTGATGAAAATGAACTACCTCCACCAACGGAAGAAGAAGTTCAGACAGAAGTAGAAAGACTTCAAGCAGAATATGAATATAATCAGTATCAAAGAGATCGTGCTATTGCATATCCTTCTATTAAAGACCAATTAGATGTGCTGTATCATCAAGGTTATGATGGTTGGAAAGCAAGTATTAATGAAGTGAAAAATAAATATCCTAAACCGGGAGAAGACTTATGAGTTTATTGAGAGTTAATTCGATTCAAACTTTATCAGGAACTGCTATATATCCCGTTCCTGAGAGTTCCGCCATCACCGTCACTTATGGTGTTAATTCCGGAACTACATCTTATGTTTATCCTCCTGCAGGAAAAGCAATGAATCAATTGATTGGATTTATTCCTTCTAGTCGAACAATTTATTTTAGTGGTGATGTGGATGGCAACGATAGTTTGGTTTGCTATTATACTGTCCAAGCATCAGCAATAGAAGTAGTATGTTTTAATAATGAACAAAGAGACACACCCACGGTTAATTGGATGGCAATTTGGTCAGCATAATTTTTAGGAAAAACAAATGAACACACAAAAACAATTATATCTTTTAGTAGAAAATGACATCGCATTTTCAATTGTTGATTATATTCCAAATGCTCCACCTACTGTAAAGTGTTATGAGGTATCTGGGGAAGATTATCGCAATTTTTTAGATAATGGTTACAAATTTAATTCAAAAACAGAAAAATTAGAACCACCTTCAGAAGAAGAAACTATAACAAAATTGTGGCAGAATGTTCGCAATAAAAGAAATAGTCTTTTATCCTATAGTGATTGGACTACTCTTCCAGATGCTCCAATTGATAAAGAACTTTGGTATGAATATCGCCAAAAACTTAGAGATATGCCAAATAATTTTTCAGATCCAAGAGAGGTAGTTTTTCCGGAAGAACCAAAATGAATTATAGTGATGATTGGTTATTTGAAACTTATATTACTAAAGAAGAAGTTAAAAAAATCAAAAAGATTTTATCCGAAACAATAGAAGAAAATAGAATACCAAATAGATTTGAAATTCAAAGCACTACGGGAGATATTCAACAATATTCTTTGCATAAACTTTTAGATTCTCACATTCATGATCTAGTCAAATCCAAAACCAAAGAAATTTTAATAGAAAATAATATCTTAAAAATAGAAAATAATTTAAATCACAAAGCATCTTGGACCGTTTATGGTCAGGAAGGATCTTATCATACAACCCACAACCATTCACAAAAAGGATTTGAATCAAAAATATCAACGGTTCTTTATTTGGATTGTCCCAAATCTTACAGTCATTCTGGTCTTTTTTATGCATTTTTTAGATCAAATGAAATAATATTAAAAGAACCAGAAATTGGAAAATTAATTATTTTTCCATCTTGGATATATCATGGTACTTATCCGCAACCTAAAGGATTGAGACATACTTTGAGTATTGATTTTACATTAAATGCCAATTTATGTTAAAGAGTGTCCCATTGATAAGTGGTAATTTTTTGGAGACCCCTTGACAAGACTCAAAATATGTGCTAGAATAAAGAGGACCACTGTGTGCCCATAATGCAAATTGACCGTGAGACCCTACAAGAACTTCGTGAGTTACAAGAAGATATGTGCTCCCATTTTGTGGATGAAAACTTTCCACTTACAGGAGAAACTTATTGGGCTTGTGTAGAAGCACTTGCAACTGCAAAACTTGCTGAACTTCGTGGAGAATTAGTTTATACCGATTGAGTGATGATTTATTAAGTGTCTAAATAAGACAGAAGAAATATCTGTGCTTATAAAATGCCACTCTCCAGGTTAGAAAATTTCCTAAAGAATGCTGAAGGTAACATTCTTTATGTTAATCCATCAGATTTTGATGCAACTGATAGTTATGAAAATAAGGGCAATAGTTTAGCCCGCCCATTTAAATCTATCCAAAGAGCACTAATAGAGGCAGCAAGATTTTCATATCAGTCAGGAAGAAATAACGATAGAATTGATAGAACAACCGTACTTGTATATCCTGGAACTCATTATATTGATAATCGTCCAGGATTTGCAATTGATACTACCGGAGCACTAAAGCAGAGAACTGGATCTGGTTCTGGTGTTTCTTGGGCAAGTGGTGTTACAATCAATGAACTTGGATCGGCATTTAATACAGATGTACTTGACGCAAATAACGATTTATATAAATTAAACTCGGTAGATGGTGGTATAATCATTCCTCGTGGTGTATCCATTATTGGTTATGATTTAAGAAAAACTAAAATTCGTCCATTATATGTTCCAGACCCACTAGACGATTATATTAACACTTCTTCTATTTTTAATGTAACTGGTACTTGCTATTTCAGTATCTTTACATTTTTAGATGCAGATACTACAAAATTTTGTTATAAAAATTATAACAACACTACAAATTTCCCAAATTATTCTCACCACAAACTAACTGCATTTGCATATGCTGATGGTGTGAATAATGTAAAGATCAGCAACGTAGATAGTGGATTAACTGATCTGCAGATGTATTACCACAAACTTACTTTAGTTTATGGTAATAGTTCCGGAAGACCAATTATAGATTATCCAGTTGGTCTTGATTTTGAACCAAGTGTAGATGAATATCGTATTGTTGGAAATCTAAACGCAAACAATCTTGGAATCACAAGTATTCGTTCTGGTGATGGTGTAACCCCATCTTCATCTATTACTGTAACCACCAACGCAACTCACGGTCTTTTTGTTGATACTCCAATTTTAATGAAGGGTGTTGGTATTGATACCAGCATTTATAATGGTTCATTTGTTGTAAGTGGTATCGTAGGACTCACCACATTCACCTATACATCATTAGGATCTCCAACAAATCCAGTTCCAGATCCTGTTACTTATCTTCAAGATGCACAAGTTGTTATAGAAGCAGATAGCGTTTCTTCTGCTTCTCCTTATATCTTTAATTGTTCTATAAGATCAGTTTATGGTATGAGTGGAATACACGCTGATGGAAGCAAATCCACTGGTTTTAAATCAATGGTTGTGGCTCAATTTACTGGTGTGTCACTACAAAAAGATGATAATGCTTTTATTGATTATGATTCAACCAGCAAATCATTTAAAGATAATAGTCAATCATCAAATTCCCCACTTCACACATATTCTGGTTCCATCTACAAACCATCATATGAAAATAACCACGTAAAAGTATCAAATGGTGGTTTTGTTCAGTGCGTATCTATCTTTGCGATTGGTTATGCTAGACAATTTTTAGCTGAAAGTGGTGGTGATATGTCCATCACCAACTCTAATAGTAACTTTGGTGCTGTAGCTCTTGAATCTGTTGGTTTCCGCAAAGAAGCATTTGATCGTGACAATACTGGATACATTACTCACATTATTCCGCCAAGAGAAGTTATTACAAATGAAAATGAAGTTACTTGGTTATCATTAGATATTACAAAAACAATTTCAGCAGCAACAATCTCAAATCTATATCTTTATGGATATAACAGTTTAGATATTGCTCCACCGCATCAAGTTGATAGTTATCGTATTGGAGCAAAACAAAACGAACTGTTAAATCTAACAGTAACTATTGGAACAGCACAAACAACTTATACTGCACCAGTCTTGATGCAGTCCCCTGGTGGTTCAGTATATTCCGCGCAGAAAGTATCTACTGTTGGAAGAAATTCCGGCATCAATAGCATTAGTAGTGATATCTTTACACTTACAGGTGCTCATAACTTCTATAATGGAGAAAAAGTAAGAGTATTTAGTGATACTGCAGAATCTCCAAATAATATTGAATTGAATAAAGTTTATTATATTTCCACAACTGGTTCTTCAAATCAAGTTAAACTTTCACCAACATATAGTGATGCAATTGCTGCAACTCCAAGAACTATTAATGGAACTAATAATCTTGGTGGTATTCTTACTATTGTCAGTTCAGTAACCGACAAGCAACCAGGAGATCTTGGACATCCAATTCAATTTGACTCTACGAATTCAAATTGGTATATTACTTGTTCCAATTCCACACAAGATAATAATATCTACAATGCAATTGTAGGATTGGGTACAACTGGATTGGGATTAGAATCTGGTTCTACTTTTGTGAAAAGAAAGTTAGATAATCGTTCATTAAATGAAAGAATTTATAAACTTCGTTATGTAATTCCAAAAGAAGCAACAAATGCGCGACCACCAATTGCTGGTTATACTATTCAGGAAAGTAGTACAACAACAATTGATAGTCCTGGAGTTTTATCTGGTAACCTTTCGGATTCTACACAACTTAAAAATCCAAAAATCATTACTGGTGCATCGTATTCTTCAAATGTAATTACTATTACAACTGAACTTCCACATAATTTAAGTTCTGGTGATGGAATTAAAATTCAAAATGTATTAAGTTCAAATAATTTAGCAGGTTCTGCATCTTCTGTATTTAATGGTTCCTTCACAATTGCAACAGTTCCAAGCAGCAAAACCTTTACTGTTTCTGGTATTGCTACTGATCCTGGATCTTTTGCAAATGTCACAAATCAAAGAACTACTTCACAACAAGTAGAAGCACTTCCAACTGTAACTAGAGAGAGATATTACGATACTTATTTCATCTATAGAATTGATGAAATTAAAAAGTTTATTCCTGGTTCTTCAACTACAGGACAAGATGGTATCTATCATCTTACAGTAATGTCTTCGGGTGAATCACCAACACTTAAAAATGTTGGATATGGTATTAGTTATAAAAAATACAATCAAGATGTTCGCAATCTTTATCCACAATTAGATAGGGATAATTATAATTCAGATCCAAAAGCATCAACATCTTATGCAGATATTCAACCACTTGGAAAAGTCACAACAGATGATAAGAGAAATTCAGTCACAAAAGAAACTCTTGACTCATTTATAAGAGAAAATACAATTGGTTTTGGTATTACTTATGCTGCTGTGACTGGGACTGCTGTAACTTTCTATACTGATAGAGAGCACAATTTAAATGCAATTTCTGCACTTTCGTTGACTGCTGCTGGTTCTGGATATGGTTCAACGACACTCTATTCTGCTGCTTTGGTGGGCGGAACTGGAGCAGGAACTAATGCAACAGTTAAAGTTTCATTGACTGCTGGCGTTCCAATAGATGTAAGTATTGTAGATGGTGGTAGTGCTTATGGTGTAGGAAATACAATGAGTATTGCAGGTGGAACAACACTTGCAACTGTACAAGTGACTTCTATCAATAATAATATTGGCGATTCAATTCAAATCGTTGGATTTGCAAGTGAAGGTTATAATGGCCTATTTAAAATTACAGCAATTTCTGGACCAAAACAATTTACAGTTTATAATGCAAATAATGTTGGTGTTTATACGTCTAGAACTGACGGCACATTGCCTTATGCCGCAATTACGGCAGAAGGTTCAACAATTTCAACTTTAAACTTTACTGATATTAGGACTGGAATTGCAACAGTTACTACATCTACATCTCACGGATTGCTTGTTGGTAATAAATTTACAATCGTTGGTACAGGACAGGCAATCTATGATAGTTCATTTGTAGTCAAAAGTGTAGTTGGTCTTACTACGTTTACATTTAATGTTGGTATTGTGACTGCAACACAACCTTATGTGAGTGGTGGTACAGTCTTAAAGCAAGGTATTGGAGTAAATGCTCTTCCAATTGGTGATGGCGAAAGCAATCTTGGTGGTCGTGCATCTTACATTTACGGTGGTATTTCTGTAACACTTGGAAGTTCTTTATCTTCTTCGGCAACTACAATTAATCTCTCAAGTCCAAATGGATTCAAAAAGGGCGATTTCATCCAAATTAATTCAGAAGTTCTTCGTATCTTAAATGATGCTTGCACGTCAGTCATTCGTGGACAATTTGGTACAATTTCAGCAGCAGCAGATAGTGGAACTCTTGTTAAGAAAATTCGTATCATTCCAATTCAATTCCATCGCCCATCGTATATTCGTGGTTCTGGTCATACTTTTGAATATGTTGGATATGGTCCCGGTAACTATTCAACTGGTCTTCCTCAAAAGCAAACTAAAGTTCTAACAACTGATGAAATAATTGTTTCCCAAGCAAAAGAACAAGATGGCGGAACAATTGTTTATTCTGGTATGAACGATTTGGGTGAGTTTTATTCTGGTTCAAAGAAACTCACTTCTATTACTGGAGAAGAAGAACTCTTTGATGCTCCAATATTCACTTATACTGGAGATGATGCAAATACAGATTTGACCCAGAGATTGAGTGGATATTATGATGATATTGTCGTAAAAGAAAGAATTACAGTTGAAGGTGGTGAAAATAATAATCAAACATCACAATTCTATGGTCCTGTAAATTTCACACAAAAAATTACAAATACATCAGATAACGGAATTGAAACTAAAAACTTATTCATTAAAGGAACTGCTTCACAATCAAAATTAATTACCGTTGGAATTTCTACTCCAACTTCTGCAGTAATTTCTGGTGCTCGTTCTGGTGATATTTCTCTAATTTCCAGCCCAGTATCTGGTGGATATGTAGGTCACATTTATGCCGATAGTGACTGGAAGAGATTTGGAATGATTAGTATGGAGAAGGACTTGGATGTTCTTCGTTTAGATAGACTTGGAATTGGTCAAACAAACGCAACATTCCCATTCACAAATGAATTGGAAGTGAATGGAACTGCAAAATTCAAAAATCTTTATGTAACTGAATCGGTAACATTTATTACTCCACAAACATTTAGTAGTGTTGCTTTTGAAGGAATCACGATTTATAATAATGCAGTTTTCCCAGGAACAAATTCAGCTGGAGCAATTACAACTGCTT